GAATACTTCCAATCAAAATTATATAAGTCATTAAATGTTCCATCAAGTAGATTGGATAGTAGTGGTGGATTCAACTTAGGTCGTTCATCAGAAATATTAAGAGATGAAATTAAGTTTAGTAAATTTGTTGGTAGGTTAAGAAAAAGATTCTCTCAAGTTTTCAATGATATGTTGAAGACTCAGTTAATTCTTAAAAATGTTATCACACCAGAAGATTGGAATGAATTGGAAGATCACATTCAATATGATTACCTATACGATAATCATTTTGCTGATCTTAAGAAGAATGAATTACTGAATGAGCAACTTGGTGTTGTTGCATCAATGGAACCATATATGGGTAAATATTTCTCGAATCATTTTGTTCGTACCAAAATTCTTAAGCAATCTGAAGATGATATCAAAGAAATAGACAAAGAGATTGATAAAGAAATTAAAGATGGATCTTTAATGGATCCAAATGCAATGGTTGATCCAAATACAGGTGCACCAATGGATTCAAGTATGGATCTAGGTCAACCAATAAATGAACCTGACCTTGAAAAGCAAGGTTCTGCAACAGAAGCACCTGAAGGTGGAGAGATATAAATAAATATTAGGCAATATTATACTTTCTTAACATGGACGATTTAATGGATATGATGGTTGATGATGCATCTTCATCTGCAGTCAGCGATAAAATAAAAGAAATTTTATACGCAAAGACTGCGGAAAAAGTGGATGCTGCAAGACCACTGGTAGGTGCAGAACTTTTTGGTGACGAAATTCCAGAAGTTGAAGAAGAACCAACTGATGAAACTGAAGTGACAAATGAAGTAGAACCACAAGAGGAAGAAGAATCCGATGAAACTGTTAATTAAAGGTGCCGAAGCTGCTTTACCAACTGGGTCAGGTAGTGCATCAAATTTTGATAATGCTACTGTAGTACGTTTAGTAAACACTGTAACAAATGCTGATCATTTAGTAACTGTGGTAGAAACTCAAGGAGGAACAGTTGTTGGATCTTTTACTTTAATGAGATCAGAAAGCGTATTAGTTGAAAAACAATCTGGTCATTTTATATTTGCTGCTAATGCTGCAATTAAAGGATCAAAAGTAGGTTACACCAATTAAGAACAATGAAATTAATCACAGAAGAAGTCTCAAACGTAAAAATAATTACCGAAGGTAAAGGATCTAATAAGAAACTTTATATTGAAGGTGTATTCTTACAAGGTGATATTAAAAACAGAAATGGTAGAATGTATCCTGTCGAAACTCTTGCAAGAGAAGTCAACAGATATAATGAATCATTTGTTGGAAAAGGTAGAGCACTTGGTGAACTTGGACATCCAGATGGCCCAACAGTTAACCTAGATCGTGTTTCTCATAAAATCACATCACTCGTTCAAGAGGGAAGTAATTTTAGAGGTAAAGCACAACTACTTAATACTCCAATGGGTAAAATCGCATCTTCACTTTTAGATGAAGGTGTGATGTTAGGAGTTTCTTCTCGTGGTGTTGGTTCATTAAAAGAAGATCGTAATGGATGTAAAGTTGTTGGTGAAGATTTTATGTTGGCAACTGCTGCAGATATAGTTGCTGATCCTTCTGCTCCTGATGCATTTGTATCTGGAATCATGGAAGGAAAGGAGTGGATTTGGGAAGGAGGAATTCTTCGTGAACAACAAGCAGCACAAATACAGAAGAGAATAAACACTCTTGTTGATCAAAAAAGATTGGAAGAAAAGAAACTCGAATTGTTCGGTGATTTCTTGACAAATCTTTAATTTATAAATAACTATAGTAAATTTTAAACAAAGGTTAAAACGGAGAGTTACAAATGTCTCGTGGTACTAAATTACAAGAAATGGAAGTAAAGACACAGCAATCCAAGACTGTTGTTAATGCTAACGCTGCACCTGCAGATCCAATGCCAACAATGGCAGATCCTGGCACACAGTTAGCAAATGTGGAAGATCTTGGAGGGCCTACACCTGAAAATTCCAAACCAGATGACGATTCAAATAAATTGAAAACACCTGGTGCTACACTTAAGCAAGTTAAAGATGTAGTTAACAAAGGTGCAGCAACTGCTGAAGCAGTTTCTGATGAAGTTGAAGAAGGGCAAGAAGTTGTTGCTGAAGAAGAAGTAACAGAAGAACCAGAATCAATTCTCCGTAAGAAGATGGCAGATGCAATTAAAGAATCAGAAGAAACAAAAGAGGAAGAAGAAGTAGTTGCCGAAGCAGAGGAAACTGTTGAAATTAATGTTGAAGATGATATTAACGCATTGATTGCTGGCGAAGAATTGTCGGAAGATTTCCAAGAGAAAGCAAAGACAATTTTTGAAGCAGCAATTAACTCTAAGGTTTCTGAAATTCAGGAAGATTTAGAGAAAGAGTACGCTAAAGTACTACAAGAAGAAATTGACTCTACCAAGATTAAGCTCACAGAAAGAGTGGACTCTTACCTAGAATATGTAGCTGGTGAATGGTTAGAGGAAAACTCTCTTGCTGTGGAGCAAGGACTTAAGGCAGAAATGTCTGAGTCATTCCTAACTGGAATGAAGAGTCTTTTTGAAGAACATTATGTATCAATCCCTGAAGACAAATATGATGTACTTGAGAACATGGTAAATAAATTAGATGATATGGAAGAAAAACTCAATGAGCAAATTGACAAAAACGTTAATTTGACCAAGAGATTATCAGAGTCTAAATCAGATGGAATTTTAGGTGAAGTTTCTGAAGGACTAGCAGTCACTCAGAAAGATAAGCTCGCATCTCTTGCTGAAAGTGTTGAGTTCGAAAGTGAAATCGATTACCGTGAGAAACTAGTTACTTTGAGAAATTCATATTTCCCAACAAGACAGGTTGCTAGTACTCAGAGTGAAGACTCAGAAATGCTATCAGAGTCTAAGGAAACAGTTGCTAGACCAACTGGATCTATGGATAATTACTTAACAGCACTTCAGAGAATCACTAAAAAGTAATTCTTTAGTAAATTTTTAAACAAACACTTTTAACGAGGTAAAATTCAAATGGAAATGTTCAATGCAGAACATCTTCAAGAGAAGTGGGATCCAATTCTTAGTTATGATGGTGCACCTACAATTCAGGATGCACATCGTAAGATGGTTACTGCGGTTCTTTTGGAGAATCAAGAAAAATTTTTAAGGGAGCAAAATAACTTCCTATACGAAGCATCACCAACCAACTCAGGTAACGCTGCTGGTGCATCTGGTGCATTCGGTTCAGGTTCTACACCTGCTGGCCCAACAGCTGGTTTCGATCCAGTTCTTATAAGTCTTATCAGACGTTCAATGCCTAACTTGGTTGCTTATGACCTAGCTGGTGTTCAACCAATGAACGGCCCAACAGGACTTATCTTCGCAATGAGATCTCGTAAGACTGATCAGTCTGGTACTGAGACATTCTTCGATGAAGTAGATACAGCATTCTCTGCATCTGATGGTGGTAATGACACTACTCAGGGTAGTTACACTGCACAAGCATCAGAAACTAATGTTGGTTTCGGTACTACTTCACCAGGTGCAAAGCACGGTGATAATCCTGGAGCACTTAACGCATCAGGTGGCGATCAGAAAGACTACGCAGTTGGTCAAGGTATGGCAACTGGAGACGCTGAGATTCTTGGCGATTCAGATGGCAATGCTTTCAACGAGATGGCATTCTCAATCGAGAAAGTTACAGTTACTGCTAAGTCTAGAGCACTAAAGGCAGAGTACAGTTTAGAACTTGCTCAAGACCTTAAGGCAATCCACGGATTGAACGCTGAGGCTGAGTTAGCAAATATCCTTTCAACAGAGATACTTGCTGAGATAAACAGAGAAGTTATCAGAACAATCTATAAGGTTGCTGAGAAGGGTGCTGCTGTTAACACTGCTACACAAGGTATATTTGACTTAGATGTAGACAGTAATGGTAGATGGTCAGTTGAGAAGTTCAAAGGACTACTCTTCCAGATCGAAAGAGATGCAAACAGAATTGCACAAAGAACTCGTAGAGGAAAGGGTAACATGATCCTTTGTTCTGCTGATGTTGCATCTGCATTAACAATGGCTGGCGTATTAGATTACACACCTGCACTTAATGCAAACTTAAACGTTGATGACACAGGTAACACATTTGCTGGTGTTCTTCAAGGTAAGTACAGAGTATACATTGACCCATATTCTGCAAATAGTTCTGCTAACCAGTACTATGTTGTTGGTTACAAAGGTTCTTCACCTTATGACGCAGGATTATTCTACTGCCCATATGTACCACTACAGATGGTAAGAGCAGTTGGTCAGGACACCTTCCAGCCAAAAATTGGATTTAAGACCCGCTACGGTATGGTCGCTAACCCATTTGCTGAAGGCCCTGCATCAAGTCAAGGTCTTGGTAGACTTAAGACTAACTCTAACCGTTACTATCAGAGAGTTAC